CGCTCTGATTGTCCTGGCTGTAAATTCTAAAATATTAGTCGGATATAGCCAATATCCGGGATCTTCCTGATATAATAGTACCAACGACAAGCTCACGAAAGGGGCTCAAAATGAACTCAGTATCAGATTTCTTCGGTAATTGCATGGATGAAGTTTCAGATTTTTTAGGTAACATTAAAGACTCGGCAGATGAGAATCTAGCAAGCGGCCCATGGCCTGCACTTCTTGCAGTTGTTCTTTGCACAATTATTGGAATCGCAACTCTAAACTAAGGAGATAAAAATGAAAACAGCAAAGGAACTTCGTAGACGCGGATTTCAATTCCGTCGTATCTCGTTCTCACTTAAGGTAATGTCAGGATTATGGGCAATTGCGATGGTAGTGCTTGCGGTAGGTGGATCTTGGATTCACTTCCTTGCATCAATGACTGGGCTAATAGCCTTCTGTCTTCCTGCTATTCTTATCGCGGCAACCTATGACCACATGGCGGAAAAAGAGTTCAACAAGGCATCTGCCGCGAACCAAACGCTCCTTGGCGTAGTTCACCCGATTCAATAGTTTACAAACGTAGGAAAAAGGATTATAGTTTTTCCTAAGGACGATTACGGAGGATCAATGACAAGAGGTACTGTTCAACGAGAACAGATCTATGTTTATGACACCTGTTCCTTGTGCGGTGACACAAACGTACTCGTCTATGAACTTGATGACAAGTTGATTTGTGCATCAGATTATCGAAACATCGTATTTACTCGAAAGAACATTCAACACTGTGATAACTGCGGTGCACCTAATGCACTTAGAGATCCAGCACATCGAAGAAATGAATACCTGTGTTGGACCTGTCATGAGGCTAATGGATTTGCCATTAGCAACTCAGTTGTCAAACGCGCAATTGCTGCCATTAACAATTCAATTCTTGTCAAGGACAGAGTTCGTTGCTATGCGGCAGGATATGGAACTGACTGTGATCTAAACGTCAAACCTCGTAGCGCATGGGGAGGAAAGATGCTATGCAACAAGCATGGGAAGGTTCCTCCAAAACCGGAAAAGAAAAATAAATCTTGAGCAGTAGTCTGCTCAACGAGGCACGCGATCTGATCGATCGGTCGCGAGTCTTATTACTATCACTCGAAGGTAATAAAAATAAACAGGAAAAAACGAGAAAAGGAAAACAAATGACAACAGCGTCATCACAACAGGCAGCTGCACTTTATACAGCTGGCAAGTCCGTAGTTGAGGTAGCCCAGGAGCTTGGCATTACATACGGCAAGGCTCGTAAGCTCATCTCAGACTCAGGCACACCAATCCGTAACACCTCAGATCGCCTTAAGGGTAAGACCCGAAAGAGCAAGTAAGGTCTAGACCCCGTGTTACGTAACATTGTGTGGCCAGCCGTGGTATCAGCCGCCAGCTCTATTCTAGCGGTTCTTATCGCCCTTCTGGACCCTTCTAAAGGCACGTTGGTCCTAGCCCTAGGGTTAACCTCGGTCGCAATGGCCTGCCTGTCTCAAAGGGACTAAGGTAGGTTTACCTATGAGTTGGTACCAGCCTCCTCTCGAGGGGGGTTTACAAGACCCCCCTTCTGATGATATAATTAACCCATCAGAACGAGAGGAGGTGGTCATAGTGCCACTATACGGTGTAGTACATGACAGCCCACTCATTACCGCGGCACAAAAAGGTGTTCGCCGCATGAAACGGAATGAGGCAAAAGTCCAAGGTGATGTTGAATCCCTAGCGAGGCTATTTACTCCTCTTCTTCTTAAAATTGAAGCTCAAATGCTAAAGGCAGAGGAAGAAAAGGCCAAGAAGAAAAATAAGTAAAACTGCCTACTTTGGGTCAAGTTTTACTTTCATTATGGTATAGTTTACCAGTAAGTTCAATACGGAGAGACGGAGGCACGTTTATTTTATTAACGCACCTTAATATCTCCAACCCTGTGCAAGTGGTAGAGGACAGACACAAATCTGAGAAGCTGCAGGGTAGCAAGAAGCTTAATGCGGTGGCTGCATTGAGTTATCCCATCCCTAACCTAAGAAGGAGGCGAACTAGCGTTGCTCACTTTACGTGGACTAGCAATGACGTCCGTAGCCTATATAACAGCACTAACAATCGGTATCTTTGCGGTGACAGCCTTGTCATCAAATGCGACGGTACAATACGCACAAACACCAATACCAGCTCATAAGTACGAGCTTGTAAAGGGAAACCCTCTTGAAAGATTAGAGGGCGTAAGGAAGCTAACGCAGGACGAGCTTATAGAGCTACTTCGTGCGGTAGGCTTCAAGGGCCAAGCCCTAAAGCTAGCATGGGCAGTTGCCATGCGGGAGAGTAATGGTCGACCTATAGCTCACAATGACAATGTGAGAACAGGCGACAATTCATACGGCATATTCCAGGTCAACATGATTGGAAGCCTTGGTGTAGATCGTCGTGAGAAGTTTAACCTTGCGGCTAACACAGACCTGTTTGACCCAGTAACTAATGCAAAGGTTACATTCCACATGACAAAAGGTGGAACTGACTGGGGCTCATGGGGACTAGGACCAAATGCCTATGACGGTAGTGCGGAGGAGCCTTCAATAACCAAGTGGCTGCCGCTGTTCCCTAAGTCATAATCACGAGATAGGATTATATTAAATCCATGAGCGAAGAAAACATTCAACCTACTGAGCTAGAAGTTGATGCTGCGGCACCAGCTCCTGTTGAGGTAGAACCAACTTCAGTAGAAGTAGTACCTGAACCTGAACCTGAACCTGTTGTAGTTGTAGTTCCTGAACCTGAACCTGAACCTGAACCTGAACCTGAACCTGCGGTTGCGGTAGAAGTTGTTGAACAGCCAAAGGTTAATAAGCCTAAGGCAAGTTCACACCACGTTGTTTCCTCTGGTGAAAAGGACTCAGTGTTTCTCAGCAACTGTGTCTACAAGAACAAGTTTGCACGTAAGAGCTTAACCGTTCATCACGTACAACGTCGCCTTGTTGAGCTTGGCTACAACGAAGCGTACGCAGATCGTGATGGCTGGCTAGGTGATCTTACAAAACTAGCAGTCACTAAGTTCCAGGTTGACAAAGGACTTAATGCAACTGGCAACGTTGACGCTGACACATTCACCAAGTTGTTTGAAGGTGACAACAACGTAGAGATTAACTTGAACTAACATACATCTACTAGTCACAGGCTAGCATCTTACAAAGGTGCTAGCCTGAAGTATTTCTAAGACAAAGCAACTAATAAGCAAGCAACTATACCTTTGGAACAATCTACAAAACAATTTTTTGTAGAGGCAATGCCTTATGCTCTTGACAGAAAACAGAAAAATATGAAAAATTGTAAAAAATGTTGGAGACGTTTTCGCAAAGCGCTCCCGTAATGCAGGGCGCTTTCTCACGTCCAAGGCACTTAACCTTAAGGTACTGAATCTGCGTTTTTGTACACAAATCAATAAGCGCATCTTATTGTACTATTTGTACATGGGCAAAAGCATAGCCGAGCAGATCGCAATACTTTCCGAGGAGGAACGTGATGCGATATTAAGTGGACTTGATCAAGAGACCCTTCCTTGGGACTGGTCGTTTTGGGGTCGTCCTGAGCAGCAGTCTCCCGTAGGTGATGACTGGAACATCTGGCTTGTACTTGCAGGTCGCGGTTTTGGTAAGACGCGCCTTGCAGCAGAGTGGGTAAGAGAGCAGGCAAGGTATACGAATAAAGGACAACTTCGCTTCGCGCTCGTTGCGCGTACCGCCGCAGACGTTCGTGACGTTATCGTAGAAGGCGAATCAGGAATCATAAATATCACGCCACCAAGCGAGCGCCCGCACTACGAACCTTCAAAGCGTCGTCTTACTTGGCCTAATGGAAACACCGCAACGCTCTTCACAGCAGACGAGCCTGACTCGCTTCGCGGTCCTCAATTCACGCATGCCTGGGGTGATGAGGTTGCCGCCTGGCGTCAAACTCCCGACGCGGCAGGTATGACTGCGTTTGATAACTTACGCGTTGGTACACGTCTTGGGTTAAAGCCAAAGATCTTAATCACGACGACACCTAAGCGCGTTCCACTTCTATATCAACTTATAAATGAAAGTAAGAAGCAGCCAGACAAGGTAATCGTTACCAAAGGCTCAACCATGGATAACCGTGGAAACCTATCTGAGTCATATATAAGTGCAATTATGGGTGTATATGAAGGAACACGTCTTGCGCAACAGGAACTCTACGGAGAGATGCTTTCAGATATTGAAGGAGCTCTTTGGACAATTGAACTTATAGATCGCGGTCGTGAGACGCAACTTCCAATTGGAGCTCCACTACGCGTAATTGGCGTTGACCCATCGGTTGCAGAGAATCCGCGCGATGAGTGCGGAATTGTTGTTTGCGCATCAACAGGCGAGCGCGATTTATACAAGCGTAACTCCTGGATCCTTGAGGACGCAACAGTTCACGGATCTCCTGATGTTTGGGCAAACAAGGTTGTGCAAATGGCACGCAAGTGGGGTTGCCCCGTTGTAGCGGAAGTAAATCAAGGTGGCGCCTTAGTTCGTAATGCAATAAATACCATTGACCCAAACGTAAAGGTATTAGAGGTTCACTCAAAGTATGGCAAGGCACTACGTGCAGAGCCAGTGACTCTTGCCTACGAGCAAAATCGTGTTCACCATATTAACTATCTTCCAGAGCTTGAGAGTCAGATGACAACCTGGATCCCTGGTGAAACATCAAGATCTCCAGATCGAGTTGATGCACTTGTTCACGCATTAACCGCGCTTCTTATTAAGCCTCCTGCAGGATTCCTTGGCGGACATATAACTGCAAAGTCTCTTGCCTCAAGAAAGCTTCCTTCCTTTCGCGGAGGAAAAGGTGGGTTTCGTGTACGATAAAGTACAAAACACCGAGCAGTTTGTACACGCTTTGACGAGCGCGTGTTAAGGTAACTCCATGGCCGCACCGCTACTGCCTAAAAGCGAGAGAGATCTGCTCATAACACTTACAAAGGACGCCTTGTGTTTTAGAGTTCAAGAGCTTGTTGCAGTAGGCTGGTCATATCAATCAATTGCAAATGCCTTTACTCCCATAAAGACGCGATCAACTATACGTTCCTGGGCAGTTCGCAACGTAAAGAATCAAACCTCAATCTCACCTATTCCCCACGTGCCTCTTAAGGCGCCACGTATAAGACGTATTCGTCCTAAGAGTCCAGGAATCCCAATTGATGAGCAGTTACGCATCGCAAGATTATCACCGCTGGCAAGACGTTATCGTTCCCGCACGTCACCAGCCTCAGC